ACGACAGAGCTGTTAGGGCGTTTCCTTGCAGGACGCTTGGGCCGGAATGGCTCAACATCGCCACCAGATTGAAACTTAAAATCTTTTTTTTGGAGATTTGACTTTGCGTTTTTAGCCAGCACAAGCGGGCCAACTTGCAAAACCTCATCTGCATGAGTGATCGGCTCTTGAGTACGGCGATCATAGAAATAGGAATGACGCTCTGGGTCCATTCCAACCTGAGACCATTCAGGATGATCTAAATACTCTTGAGCCATCGCATGGATATCGTTTGGTTGCGTGGGGTTCCACGAACCATCAATCGTAGCAAATGGGGATTTGCTTGTGCCTTGGGCAACCTTAAGAGCCTTGCTCTCAGGCAATCTAAACTCAGCATTTGAGATATGCGCTACAGGCTCATGCGCGAGAACAGTTGATTTCTCGCCAGACCTATCATGGATTGTCGGAGCCCAAACGCCATAATCTTTATATGCAGGGATATCGAGACGGAGTCCGACTGGATGTCCTTCAGGGATCAGGTGGCCTTTGCCAACCGCCGGCCTTTGATTTTCACGAACCGCACCAGAAATTTCTTCATATGTTGCGGGCGCAGGAACATGATCCCACGGATGCACAGGCTTATGCTTGTTGACGAGTTCCTGATACATCTCATGTGTCATCTCGTCAGTGCCAAGCTTCTGCGCTGCCTCAGTAAGTTGAGGAATACGCTGCGTCACATCCTTATGCGACATCTTTAGGCGATCAACTTCACCGCCGTCAGCATACTCATCATCGCTGCTGCGCTGCGGTTTAACGCGCGGCAGGGCAGATGTCTCTGGCGTTACCTCTTCAGGACGCTGATATGAGCCAACCTTTGGCTGACCAAGGCCCTTGCCGGCCTGACCACTCCAGACAGGACGGTCAAAACCTTTATTCAGGTCAATGATCTTGTCCAGAGCCTGAGAATGCGTCAGTTCACCAACGGCATATTGCTTCCAGATATCACGAGCCGCACGTTGCATCGGCGCAGACTTGTTTTTAAACAGAGTTCGAACGGCCTCCCAAGTAACCGACTGCATTTCAGACGGATGCACACCACGCATCATCGCAGCCTGACGCACAGCCTCTGCATGCAACGGATAATCGCCCGTCGCGCCGGTTGATCCTGTTTTTTTGGACGGATCGACGCCCATGATCCACGGGTCGCCTTTTTTCTCTAGCTGTTTCTTAGCCAAACCAGTCGGTGTCGTGCCAAAGTTCTGATGCACAGCCTTTGCAGACGATCCATGCGGCAGCATTTGGCCTGCAGCAACGGCATGCGTATCAATCACGACGCCATTCGGGTCATTCGGATTGGTAATGACGTTATAAAATTCGCGAACCTTGTGATTGTTCCCAATCTTTTCGTTGATGTTCTCAATCGACGGGTCGCGATAGATGCCAATGGCCTTCTCAATCGGCAAATAGCTGTTCCACGATGCTGTATCGACAGCAGAGCCAGACTTATTCAACATCGGACCAAGGAATTCGCCTGTCGGGCTGACAGCTTGGTACTCGCGTGGGTTGTGCGCCTCGTCAAAAGCGCGAATCCACATCGATGCTTTTTTCTCGCCGTTCTCTTCGCCCAGAACATCGCGCAAAGTTTTGCCTTCGAGCTCGTCCCAAGTGACGCCCTTAATGTTTCGGGTCGATTTGATCTGCGGCAGGCCTGAAGCCTTGGGTCCGCTACCACGCGCAATCTCTGTCATGCCCTTGGTCCACGGCGTATCAAGGTGATGCGTCAGTGTATCCATGACACGTTCTGCAAGCGTGACGTTTTTATCCCACGGAGTCTGCGGAGAAAGCACAGCCATCATGCCATGCGCGGCTTCAGGCGGCAGACCATGCGCATCGGCGTATTGATTGCCAAGTGCATGCGCTGCGCGATACCAGAAACGGCTTGTCTTGCGCTGTTCAACGGGTGTGCGATCCCACAGGCCCAACAAATTCTTCACATGGAAGTCCGTCAGGCGGCGTTCTGCCTCATCAGGCGACGGTGTTTCACCTTCACCGGACGGGCTCCACATCGCGGGATGCTGTTCGTACATGCGCGTCGCAATTGCGCGACGGTTTTCGGGCGTATGAGAGCTAGGCGAGATGTCTGTGCGAGTTTCCCCCGCCTTTGGTGGACCTTTTTCAGCCTTTACAACCGTTGGCATTGACGCCGAAACGGTGCGCGGGTTTGGCTGGCCGGGACTTAGCGTGTCTCCGAACGAGACTTCACCTTCGTGGCCTGCGCCTTGACGGTGGGCTTCTTTGATGAGCTCGCGGAGGCGTGAGAATGACTCTGTCTGAAGATTATTTTTGGCGTCTTGTGCGGATGATCCGGGTGATTTGCCGGTCGAAGGCCCCTGAATGCCATATTCTGATCCTTTCGATGGAAATGCGACGTGTGTGGGATAGGCATCGACATCATACTTGCCGCCCAGCGCCGCATCGATAGCCTTAGCGATCTTTACGGTCTCTTTTCCACCGTCGCCGCCGGTGATGTCCATGTAGCCTTTGCCAACATCGGTCGAATGACCAAGTGCAAGGCCCTTTTCGTTCAGGTTTTTGTAAATTTCGTGCACTTCGTCAGGCGAAAGACCTTTTGGAAGGTTTACACGAATGACGCCGGTCTTCTCGCTGCCCTCAAATGGCTGCGCAGAAGCGCCCATCATGGAATCCTGATGGAACAATTCACCCAACCCGTTCATGGCAGGCACGATATGGTCAGGGTTATACGGCTGGAACGTGTAATTTGGGTTGGTGTAGCCTTCAAAACCGCCCAAACCCGGCCTGACTTCGCCCTGAATGCCTGTCTGGCGCTGCCAGCGGCTCATGAAGTCACCGATCATGCGGTTTGAAACAGCCGCCTTGGCTTGCGGATGCAGTGCTTCCCAATCCTGCTTGAGGCCGGCATCCCACTTTTCACCGGGCGCAACCTCAAAGTAGGCTGACGGCGGCTCCTGTGGTGGCTTAGACAGGCTCATCTTCTGCGGACGAGGCTGTGCCATGACAGATTTTGCCATGCCCACAGGATCGGCTTCAGGAGCCTGTGGGATGACGGAGAGCGCCTTGGAGACATCACCCCCGTCAGCAAAGCCCGGAGCGGCTGGAGGAGCCCCGCTGGTGGCCCCACGGGCCATCGTGGGAGCCTTGACGTACTTACCGGCCATGTTGGGTGCAATAGCCATAGCGCCGGCCTCTGCGGCCTGCTCTGGGGTTTCTGCGTTGGCCCCTTCTTGGATTTGATTGACGATCATCGCAGGAGCGGTGACCGGGTTCATGTAGCCCAAACCGGACCAGATGGCCTTGTTTCTGTTCATCGAGCTGCTGACAAGATCAGTGCCGCGCTGTGCTAACTGCGCAGCCTTCTCCGGGTCATCTGTATGCGAGAGGTACTGATCGTACATCTTGCCATACATCACATTCGGATCGGTGATGCTGCCAACTTCACGAGCAAAGCCGGCAAGCCTCGACCACCAGCTATCGTCAGAGCCTTGCGGTTTGTCGGCCATAATAACGTCCTTAGCGGTTCGACAGCATGTGATGGATGATTTCCAAGGCCTTCATGACTGCAGCGTCCTTGCCGCCCTTCCCAGAGCCTGCAGAGCCACCACGAGCCATGCCACCTTCAGACTTCTTCTCAAACATCTCAGGACGTTCTCTGCGAAGAGCTGCATCAGCGCGGAAATACATCGCAGGATCGTCAGGACGTTCAGACGCAAGTTGCATCAAACGAGATGAAGACATGCCTTCGTAAGGGTCCTTGAAAGAAAATAACCCACCGGCGGGGCGGCTCTCTGCGGACGTAGACGAAGCAGCACGAGGACCAGCAGCGCCAGTGCGCGCAGAAGATGGAGAAGATGCAGCCGGCGCAGACTCTGACGAAACGCGACCTTCTGCACCACGCATGCTGTAAGGCATCATCCTTTCGCGAGCGAGCATAAGGATCGATGGATCAATGACTGCAGTGTATTGACCTTCACCACCGCCACGACGAGCCATCATCGGCAGGCTGCCGGCAGGACCAACAGAGCCGAGGCTTTCGCGGAAAGCCGCCGCACGATCATCATCCGCATCCAAGTACGGAAGAGGTTCAGGCGGAGAGCGAACTTCATCAACCGCCGGCCCTGTATACACAGGCAGATTTTGCAAAATCCTCTGTTGAGAGGTTGCTGGATCATACGGCGCATTAAAAACATCACTATACTCGCCACCCGGAATAGGAACGCGAGTGCGTTCGTCCTGAGATGCCGCAACCTCAGACATTGGGCGTTGCCGTTTTTTTGCTTCCGCAAGAGCAAGAGCTCCTTTCGTACTTTCAGCACCCCGTTCGCTCAAATACGATTTCAAATCACTTGTCATCTTTTCCATCTGGCCGGGATAAGCCTGATCAAAAGCCTGACCGCCCGCCACTCCCGCCATAATGCCAAGCGGTAAACCATAATTAGCTTCGCGCGGTGTAGGTGCAGGGCGAGGACCAAAAGGCCCCATAGATGGTTGCGCTGCAGGCGGAACCGGACGGCTACCAGCAGAAGGCATTATTGTTGTTTTAGGAATATATGGACGAATTTCGTCAGGAAAAATTGCGCGCAAATCATCAGGGTTTTTATTCAAAACTTGCGCGTTTGGCGGAATAGCTCTGCCAGCCGGAATTTGTACAATAGCGCCATTTGGCATTTTTACGATTGTGTTTGGGCTTTTCAAAGCCGACTCAAAAAGAGCTTGAGCTTCGTCACGCATCAAAGCGCGTTGCTTTGGGGAAGTTTGGCTTTTAAAGATTTCCATCAATTCAGGAAACTCTTTGCCAAAGTTTTTAGGCGCAGCAGCACGAGCACCGCCCATTACGCCACGAGCAATTCCAACAGGGTCAGCCATCTTTATACTCCCGGCATATTAGGGGGCATGATACCGCCCATGCTTTGCTGTTCTTCCTCTGCAATGTTCCTCATCGCAGGCTCGATAAGCGGATTAATCAGACCGGCACTGTATGGATGCACAGCGACGTTCTGGGCCAAGTCAATGAGCTGAATACGCTCTCTCGACGCGCGATCTTCAGCCTTCTGATGCAGTTCAGCTTCAGCGAATTTCATGTCAGCCTGAGCCTTCATCATCTCGACCTGAGCCTTGATCATGTCAGCCTCGCCCTTCATCTGCGTAGATGTTGAGCGTGTCTGCGCATCCATCATAGATGCATCGGCCTTCTTCTGCTCCGACATCATCTTGGACTGCTGCGCCAACAGTTCAGGCGGCGGATTGGCCTGCGCATCCTGCGGTGCAAAGAACTGTTCAGGGTTCGACCAGCCAATAGCTTTCAAGGCTTCCGTATCGACCACAATAGGATCGAACATGCCGGGGTTTGACGATTGCAATTGCTTCAGAGCCATGATCTTCATCAGGCGCTGCGTGTGGCTTGCCGTATTCGGATCGGCCTGCGGAACCAGCTCGCAATCGTTCAGAGCTTGAACAAAGGTCTGCTCGTCCCAAGGATAGGCAAGCTTACCCTTCTGCTGCCAGAAGCTTTCAGGATGCTCCTTGAAGCAACGGCGCAAGAGCTGGAACTCTTCAGCCTGAGCGGCATGCATGCGCTTATGAACCGCGTTCAGGATTTTCGTTGCCTGCTCGATCATCGCCAGCGTTGTGCCCACAGGCGCATCCTGCCGGCCTTCGCCCACAGCCAGCTCTGCAGTGCCGCCAACACGCGATCCAGTCTGCACCATGTTATCGACAAGGCCCATTAGGGACGGCGCAGCGCCCGTGTTGTAGGGCAGGGGCATGATTGCCTGATTGATCGGGAGACCGCCCGTCTTGACCAGCGCACCGCCACCGGGAGGTATGCGGAAGATGTTCGTGTTCTGACGCGCACCCGTGTCAGCCATCAAGAAGCCGGGGAAGTTGGCGTACATGCCAGAGTCTAGCAGCTCACGCCATGCAGCCGTGACCGCATTTGTCGTGTTGCCAAGGATGTGCAAGAGGCCGATGTCATAAAAGCCCATGCCCGGCACGAACGTGTACTTCGTGAAGTTGATGCGAGCTGTCGGAAGCTCTTTGTCTTCCTCGTCGTAGTTGCGAACAATCGACAGGATTTCTTTTGTCGAAACGTCAATCGTTACGCGATACGGAATCTCAAGACCGGAAATCTTGCCTTTGTACTTGTGCTCAAAGCCGCCAACATCAAGCTCGCAATAGCACTCGTAGATTTCGCGATCACGGTCTTCAGGGTTAAAGCTCTCCTGAGCAATGCCCTGCTGATCGTTCTTCATACGCTTTACTTCATCGAGCTCTACAGGCTTTGGCGTTGAAAGCTCAACATCCTTGTACACGCCAAGGATTTGCAGCCGCTTCACTGTCGAAGGGCGCATCATTACCTTATGCGTAATACGCTTGGCATTACGCAGATCAGTAGCCGAGTTGTTGACGATTAAGTCATCAGCATCGACAGACTCGCTGACAGGACGATTGCGCAGCGGGCAGAAGTAAATCTTTTTGAAAGAAGTGCCACCAAAACCAAGCATCAACAGCATGCGGTCAGTGTCAGGATAATACTCGCTGGCAACCGCTGTCAGGTAATGGTTCAGGTCTTTTTCCAACGCATTTGCAAACGTATCCTGCTGGATCGTTGATGCATTGGCGTCGTTGCGCACCTTCACAGGGCCATCGGTCGGCAGCATCTCGCTTCGTGCATTGGCTTGAAAACGCAAAACCGCCTCAAGAAGAAGCGGATGGCGAACCTTGCTCATGCCTTCAACGGGAGCGCCGTCTGTAGCGCCTTGCAGGCCCGGTATCTCAACCTTCAAGCCAAGAAGCTTGATGCCTTGAGCGCGATCCTGAATCCAATCTTGGCGGCTTGTCAGATCGTCCTTGATGCCACGCATGAGCTCATCAGAAATCCTGACCAGCTCTCCCTCATCAATCTCATCGACAAGGTTGCGGAACCACTCCTGAGCACGTTCTGCAGTGTCATCCTTGTCGCCAAGGCCTTTGCCGTTTAGCGAGATCGTGACTGAGCCATCGGGATGCTCGATGCGAAGGATTTCGCCGTTGTCATCCTGCTCGATCTCAGGACCGCCTTCTTCAATGACAACACCAAAATCATCGTCAGCCGGCGCGAGCTCTTCCGCTGATGGAAAGAGCTGACGGAGGTTTGGCTTCAGGCCCGGCGTCATTGGCATGAGTTAATTCCCTTCGACGGGCATGGTTTCCATCTCATAGACGAAACGGCTTATGCCCTCTTGGGCAGCTATAGTATCGGATTTTGCCAAGATTTCATAGACGCGAACATAGTCATAAGGCTCCTTGCCCCAGACCTCGACGCGGAAATTGCCAATCCTCTGCGGCGTGGCGGGCTTAATAACGTCCACCACCGCGCTTGCTAAAACCTGTGCCATCTATTCCCCCGGCTCAACCGTGAGAGACACTATAGCACAACAAGCGAACTTGATTGAAGCCAACTACAATCGCCGCAGGGTCGATTATAGTTTTTGCCTCCAAACTACAATCCTAAACACTGTAGAGCGGTGCAGGCGGAGAGCCGGTGTGCTGCATCTGGGCTTCGATGTCAGCCGTCCACTCAGCGCCGCGCACAAGCAGGCCTGTCTCGCGCAGATGCTTCAGAACCATGCTGACAGTGTCCACCAAGTCATCGTTCTTGCCCTTGGGGAATATCTCGCACTGCTTGATGACGTTGTCTGCCCACGCACGATCAGGCGCGTAGATCAAACCTTCAGCAAACAGATGCGCAATTGAATGAACACGGGCAAGCTTGTCCTGCGATTTCGGATCAACCAGTTGAACTGCGAAGTCTACATGGTTGAAAAGCCTACGCAATTCCTGCGCAACGCTGATGCCTGCCGCCTTGTTTTCAACGAGCAGTTTGTCAACCTTGAACTTGCGCATGGTATCTTCCACCTTCACCACAAGCTCGTGCAGCTCAAGCCTTTCCTGCCACGCCCAGAGCATCACAACCTTTGGGTGCTCTTCCGTGTATGTGCGCCTTACCGCGCTGACTAGATCGCCGTCAGGTGTGATCTGTCGCGTAGCAACGGCCACCTGATCGCCGCCGCTGAAGATGCCCCAAACAGTCATGGCGCTGAAGTCGTTCTCTGTCTTGGTCGTGTAGGCCGTATCGAGAGACGCAATAACGTAGTCCAGAGGCGGAAACTTCTCGCGCTCCCATAGCACCCACCAGTCGCGCTTGATAACGCCGCCACCGCGAGGCGCAGGCTCTTGCTGATGCTGGCCGGCAGTCGCATACGGACCCATCGCACGTTCGTCGCGATCCACAACGTCCAGAGGAAACCGCTCAGGGAATAGCAGTTCGCCATCCTCCTCACGCGGGTCTTCATAGCCAAGCTTCGTGCATGACGCCCTGACAGGGTCATAGCGCATGGGCAGCATGATATGATCGTAGCCAAGCCCCTTGTCGAGGATGACGCCTGACACATCGTCCTGATGCAGCCTCTGCATGATCACGACAATGGCGCTCTTTACAGGGTTGTTGAGGCGTGTCGGGATCGCTTCAAGGAACGTGGTCACCTCAGTCTCGCGTTGCGTCTCAGAGGCCGCAGAATCCACGCTGTGAGGGTCATCGATGATCACCCGGTCACCACGGATACCCGTGAGGCTTGTGATGGCTGTAGCGATACGAAATCCGCCCACGCTGTTCTGGAAGTTCAGCTTTTCGTTCTGATCCTTCGCCAGAGCAAACCTGTCGCCCCACCGTTCCATATACCACTCGCTGGTAATCAACTGGCGCATGCGCCTACTATCACGCGCAGACAGGTTCTCCACCTTGTGCGCAGCGCAGACATAGCGCAGCCACGGCATGTTCTTTGGCCCCCACTCCCAAGCCGGCCAGAACACGTTGGTGATGAGCGACTTCATTGTGCCGGGCGGAACGTTGATCAGCAAACGATTGTAAGGCGAGCCATCAGGCAACTCATCGCCGTTGGTGATCGCCTCAAGATGCTCGCAGATGAAATCTATATGCCAGCCGTGAATGTAAGGCTGCCCCGGCTCGATCACATGCCAAGCCTGCCGGATGAACTCAGCAAGAGATGCCTCTGCATCAGCGCGATCTAGATCGAAGAGCTGCTGCTCTATCGAAATGCGCTTGCCATCCATCTGCAGCATTTTCATTTGCTGGCCCTTGCCCATCGCCTGATAGGAAGCCGCGTAAAGGCCACATAACGCTCGCCTGTCACTTCGTCCTCAAGACAGTCAAGGTAAAGCCTGACGGAGTGTCCTGCCTTCGTTGTGAAGATCAGATCGCCATCGGGAGCTTCGTAGCAATAGCCATTCGCATCGTCTAGCTCCGGGCGACGGAGCCAGCCAAACGTGTAATGCCAACCGCTCTTGATAAGCCTGTGTGTCATGGTGTCATCTTAACATTAAATCCAGCTTCGCACAAAACGTGTCATGCGCGCCGGCGTCCCATCGTAATGTTTTCATCTGCGCGGATGTCTTGGTTTCTCCAAGTCCAGCACTCTTTGTCTTCATGAAAGCAGACCCAGAGAAGATCATACTCAACACCGTAATCTATTAGGACATGAGCAAGAGCCTTGCCCTTTGGTGTATCAATCGGGATTGGCGGATTAAGCTGAAGCATCATCTTTCTTCCCCCCTAGTGCTTTCATAATAATCAAACGAATACGCTCCTTTGTGCCATAGCCAGAGTCTCGTATCCGCTCTAGAGCTAGCTTATAGCGACGAGCTTCTTCTTCATGCGCCATAGCTTCTTTGTAGTTCTCATGCCACATAGATGCTTGGGCTTCCCAATAATCAGCTCGGCTCATCTCAGATGATTGCTCACGGTCTGGCATTTTATGTCTATACATTCCCATCTTTTTTCTCCGCCGCTTGTTGATTTTCATAGACCTCAATGGCTTCGTAAAACGCAGCCATAAAATCCCCATTCTGCATTTTGGATTCTCCTAATGTCAGCGGAAGCTCCAGCGTTATCAGCAAGACAGGTTTAAAGTCTTCATTCATCTGAACAGTCTTATCTAAAACTCTCATTCTTTCTTCTCCCCTAGTGCGGCGCGGGGCCATAGAGCATCCCTAGCAGTACACGCAATAAACGATCTGTCGCTAGTGCGGCATTCATGGTCAAAGATTTCCAGCAGCGCCGCTTCCAGCTCTTCAATGCGCTTTTTAGCTGTCTCAAGTTCATCATACAGTTCGCCAATATCTCCAAAACCTTCAATCATTCTTCTTCTCCCCTGCAAGGACGGAGCGGGCGGTCTCTCCGCAGTCATTGAGAAGTTCTTCGGTGGGCTTCCATTCGGACAGATTGATCCCCATGCTCGTCCGCTTTACATGATACCGAAAGCCGTCTCTGTAAAACTGCAGCGCCGCTTCCAGTTCCTTGTTGCGCTTGTCCTGTGCCTCAATGCAGTCGGCGGCTTCATCGCGCTCTTTTTGACGGCGCTCATTCGCCTCATCATTGCTCTCGTTGCCGCGCCGATTGGGCCGTTCGCGCAGCCGCTTCACAAGATCGTCGGTCATTAGTTAATCTTCCTTCAAATGAGGAACGCCAATCTCTGGTGGGTATTCAGGCTGTGGACGATACGCAAGCCGACGCGCCATTTTGAGTTGCTGCTCTAACCTTTTAACTTCAGTTTGAAGTTGCTCAATGCGGTCGGCGGCTTCTTTTGTATCGCCAATAGAAGCAGACAGGCCTGAAGCAAGATCGGCTCGCAGCCGCTTCACAAGATCATCCATCTTTCTTCTCCCTGTAAATGATAGTGAACGTGTTATGCGTGATGCCATGCCCATCAAGGACATAAGCAATGTCGTCTTTAATCCGCCAAGCTTTCTCCAGCAGCTCTTTTTCTAGCGCCTCAATACGGTCAGCGGCACGGGCATGGAGGTTGTATTCGTTGTCAACGAAAGCACGCCCTGCATTGCGGAGATGCTTCACAAGATCGTCGGTCATGGCATCCTCACCAAAGTTACGAACACCCAACAAAACATTCCCACAAAGAATCCAATCGTTAGGTCTGTCATGGATTTTCTCCTTCTGGCGGTTCTGGCAAAGGCATCCAGTGGGTGGGCAGATCATCCGGGGTGTTAATCCAGCCCGGCCAAATGACGCCATGGGCGTAATGACAAACATGATATTTATCTTTGTAAGGGAAATTGCGGCTTGGCTCCCAATAAGCAAGGAACGGCGTTCCATCTTTTGGCGCTGTTTCAATCGGTTGCCACATCACAGCCCTTCCCCCTCTTCGCAGTCAATCTCAACCTTCACGCAAGCAAGGCGCTTGCTTACGCCATGCCATATAGATGTGTCAGAAGCCGATGTTGCCCCATCAAAAACATTCAGCCACACCGTGCGCTTGATGCGGGGCTTCACTTCTATAAGGGCATAATCATGTGCTTGGGAGCTTCCATACAATCCATAGATGCCATCTTTGGTCCAATGACCAAGATGCCATTCATGGCCTATTTTAATAGCGCCCTGAACGGGAGCGCCTATACAGCCATCAGTCGCATAGATACGCACTTCACGGCCATCGCGGGTGCGGTAGGTTTTGTCTTTGCTGATCATTTCCGCGCCTCCAGCATTGCGTCAGAAATGCCGTAAGCCCACGATGCAACATCCATCGGTTCAATGTCTTTCCGGCCATAGTTTGCAACGACCAAACCTGTCAGCGCCGCCATCGCGAACTTGTCGCGTAGCGTCACAGCCTCACTGAGGCCCACTGGCAATTGGCAGCCTTCAATGTTAACGATTGTCTTGCGCTCATACAGGATTTCCTTGTCGTTGCTCATTGTACTGCTCCCCCACTAACATAAACGACCTTGACATCTTCTCCGATTGTCGTGTCGACACCTCTAGTATTGTTGCGAAGGTTCTCAACCAACGACAACAAACCAAGCGAAACAGCATCGCGCAGATCGTCTCCACCTTCAGACCAGAGACCTTCATTGAAGCGGAATGCAAACCCGCCTACGTCATGGTCCCAATACAAAGCTAGCAACATCAATGGTTCTTCGATTTGCTTTGTCATTTTTATTTACCCTTTCTCTTCTTTGCAGGAGCGGTCTTCTTCACAAGGCGCGTTGTCTTCACAAAGGGTTGGCCGCGTGTTGCCTTCTCGAACTTCTGCCCATCTTGTTCTTCAGGGAATACCCATTCAAACCACGGCACTTCACCGTTGAGATGCTTCAACATCTGCGCAGCATTCATTGCATGACGCGCGTCTATGCTCGCAGGCGTTTGACCACCAGCAAGCTCTTCATGAGCAAGGATCAAACTCTCGATCACAGTCTGCATTGCGTTGACGCAAGCGAGCAGCGATTCACGTTCAGGCTGTTTCTTCTGTTGATGCAGGATAAGCGCAACCAAGTCGCGCGTTTGACCGACAGTGCGCTCTAGCTCATCGAAGCCAGTGATCTTAATATCAACCATGCAGACCTCCTCTGATCTGCATGGACTGTAAAGGTGCGCATTTACTCAAGCAATGGTCTGTCCACAGTCTTCACCATGTCAGCCTGTCGCGCTCTGATACCTGTGCGGCTCAGTCTTCGTCTGTAAACTTCACAGCTTCAGCAGCAAACCGCTTGGCAAGGTCGAGCGTGTCGATCTTATCACTTAGCGGCGTATCACCGGCCAAGATCAACAGAGCCACCCGCATGCGAGAATAGCCTGTGACATACTTGTGCACTGCGACGCCGATGTCTTTCATGTACTCGAGCTGATCCTCAAGATCATCGACATAGCGCGCAATATGCTTCAGCGAGTCGATCTCATGCTCATTGCCCAAACACTCCAGCAGATCAGGAACGTTCTCCGGTAAGTCCTTCCACACTCGTCTCATTGTCGGCCCTCACAATGCGCCAGAAGCCACGCTCTTCTGGATGGGGTTGCTCGATATAGCCATCAGGCGGGGATAGCTTGTAGGCCCTTAAAACGACCGTGGGGAGCCATAGGCCCTTTAGCCACCGTTTCTTCCAATGCCGGCGGGAAACCGGCTTACGCATCAGTTTAAACCCCGTATGACCGCCCTGTTGTCGCGCACCGGAATCCCGCAGTCCGTCAGGTAGGCCTGCGAGCCCTTGCTGAAGGCAATGAACTCTTCCTCCGTCAGATGCCCAGCCTTGAAGAGCCGCTCGACCAGAAGCACGTTCGCCATGACCATGCCGGCGAGCCTTGCAATGGTCTCCCGCTGGCCTTCGATCTCGCCCATAGCGTCAAGCACCACAGGATCGCGTGAGAGCCCGTACAGGTCGCCCAGAGCCTCCAGAACGTCATTCGTCTTCATCGGCTTCCTCCCGGCTCTGTGCGGCCAATAGAACCTGTCTGAGCATCTCCCGCTCGTCCTGCGTCAGGTTGCGGCTGTCGATGATGCTGTGCTGCTGTATCTGGATCGGATTGCCATTCACGCCGCTGATCTCAGTCTTGTTCTTCAGCCCGTACATGCGCGGCGCAATGCGCTCTGCGTTCCACTGCTCGAGCGAAAGCTTGTACTTCAGGAACTGCGGGTCTTTCGTCTTGTCATCCTCATACTCTTTGATCAAAGCACGAAGGTTGCTGATCCTCTTTTCCATCATCGCTTCCCGTGCGCGCGCGCAAAGAGACTCGAATTCTGGATTTGCATCCTTCCACCGATACACAGTGCCTCTATTCAAACCCAATGCATTGCAGGCCTCAGTCATATCCATTCCTTCGACCATGAGATCATAGATCGTGTCTGCTATGTCTGGGGAATAGGTTGTTACTCTTCCCGGCTTTTTCTTCACCGGCAGATTGCTGTCAGGCTTTGCATTTACATCATCAGGTTTCTTTTTAGGCATCGAAGTCTTCCAGATGTTCGAGGATCGAAGGAGGCTTTGCTGCTATTCCTGACAGTTCTTTTCTTTTGCGCTTTCTTTCAGCCTTCATCTCACGCATGCGCTTTTTTTTCTCATGCTCTGCGATTACAGGAGCGGCTCTGTGATATTCCATGCCTGTGGCGCTTGCGATCTCCGCGAAGGTTTTGTTTGCCTGACGCATGCGGATGATCCTGCTCTTGATAGGCGATGTCATCGGCTTTGGCGGCTCAGGCCTCTTTTCTAGCCCCATACTGTACAGCAATTCCCTGATCTGTTGCTGTCTCAGCCCATAAAGCAAACCAAGCTCTTCTACGCTTTTGCCTTCCGCGTGATGTTCCTTCAGCCGCTTGTTGCGGTACTGAATACCGGCCTGCAACGTGTAGTACCTTGCGACACGCCTGCAATACTCTTTCGCGGGCTCTCTCTCGCCACGCGGCACTTCCCTCACATGCAGATAGCCAAAGCGATCCACATATGAGGAGAACGGCTTCCAGAGGCCATCGGCCTTGGGTGTCTTACTCTTCGTCATCCTGAGCCTCGTTGCCCATGCTGTCCCAGCCCACGCGGCCCACGCGAGCGAATATCTCGATCTTGGGCGTTGTGGGATAGAGCGAAGCGATCATGTCCGCAAAGAACTCTGGCTTCTCGCTGTGTCTGCCCAATGGCAGCTCGATCACTGATGGAGGCTGCATGCCCATCGCTGGTGCAGGCACATTGCCCTTCGTAGCTATCAGCAGCAGCTCGTGCTTGTTGCGTGTCCAGTATCCCGTGCCAATGCGATCTTTCACCCATGCTATGTGGCTCTTGTAGGTGAAGCCCCAGTCCGTCAGGAGATCGATGGCTTCCGGCAGCATCGGTACAGTCGCCCACATGAACATGATGCAATCTTTGCCCGCAGGCATAACAAGCTCTGACAAGCTCTGTATTGACATCGTGGGATAGTGATTGTCCGCACTGCGATCCATTCCGTTCTCTGAGAACGTCTCGAACTTCCACGGTGGATCGATATAGATCACGCCGTAGACCTTTGTGGTCTGCAGTGACTGCTCGATGGTCTTTGCAGCCAGCGCTTGCTCTTTCTCTTCGCGCGCCACTCGCTTGATTGCCTGATCAGGGCGAGCATCCGCTACGATCCTGTCTTGCTGATCTGTGGGCAGCTCTGCGATCTTGGCAGCCACTGAAACCGCAACCTTGCCTTCCTCTACCGCCTGCTGCAGCTCTGCAGTGCCTTTATTGAGCACAATGCGAGCACGCTGCACTGAACTGCGAGCGACGCTCAATCGCTCTGCAGCCTTAGTCTGGGAGCCTGCTTCAATTGAAGCACCCTTGCTGTACTGGTTCGATCCCACCTTCATGTTGGCGATCTTGCCAGCGATCATAGCACGCTGTGATTCATCCAGATGCCTGCGGGCAAGGTTATGCGAGATGACGTAGGCCAGCGGATCGTCGCCTTCGTATTCTTCTACGTCAGCGTCAATGCCGAGATTTACACAAGCCTTGTAGCGATGCCGACCGTCGAGGATTTTACCCTCGAACAATATGATCGGTGACTGCAATCCGTTGTCACGGATGTCCTCGATCAATGCATCGAACTGCTCTCCCGACATGACAGGGAAAAGCTTACATAGCTCGTGAATATCATAATCCTGCATCATCTCGCTTTCCCCTCTTAGCGAATAACCGGGAAGTCTTCCGACCAATCCCACTTCATCAATTGCTTGCTGACGCGACCACCCTCGCGGAATGCGTTCCATGCCTGCACCAGCAATGCATTGCGAACCACCTCATGAATGCGGCCAGAGTTCGCGTCCATGCGATCCCTGATAGCTTTGATGTAAACGCGGCCATGACGCTGCATGTGCACCAGCTCGCCAACGAATTGCGATGCCTGCTTGCGGTTCTTCATCATGAAGAAATACAGGTAAGCAGCCATAGGGCCTGCCGGGCAATAGTTGCGACGCTGTCCTGCCGGCGACAATGCGCGCGTTGACGCTTCGATCTCGACAGCATGCGTCACGCACTCGTGGAACAATGCATTGTCGAGGTTCTGCTTGTAGTAGCTATACATCTCGTCGTTCGTGAACGTCAGATGCCTGAATGTCGGGTCTTGATCGTGGATCATGATCCAGCGTGTAGCAGCCGCAGCAACATTGCTGTTCGCGATCTTCGCAACGAAGAATGCATCAGTGTTCGTGCGCTTGCGACCGATGTCGATCATTGCAAATGCGCCATCAGGAATGTTGAACACAACGAATGTGGTCAACGGCATGTTCGCTTGAATGCATGCAAGCAAGCGATGCTGGCCGTCGAGCAGATATCCCGTCTTGCTGAACACGAGAGTCGCGCCAGTCACCGGCCATCGCTTTGTCTGCATCGCATGAACATACTCAGTGATCTTTGGCTTCGACGGTTTGCGGTTCGATCCGTTGAGATTGTTGATGATGTGCTCTGCGAGCGCAGGCGTGATCGTGTAAACGCGCGCAACGTCAGGCGTCGCACTTGCGATCAGATCGCGCAGGATTTCGATTTGATCTTGCAGTTCCATCGCCGGCGTAAAAAACCGTACTGGCTTGATCGCCGGGGCGGTTGCGGCTGGAACGATTCCCTGCCCCATCTTGCCCGTCGCGACCTCGCTGATCCGGCCCGGATTGACCCCAAAATGGGCGGCGATGTCGTGGTGTTTGTGCCCTTTGGCAAGCAGGGCCTTAGCCTCTGCGATCTGCATATTTGTCAGCATTTTAGTCTCCTAAAAACAGGGTTTAGACCGCCCCTGCGCACGGTTTTTGCTGTGTTTTCAGCTATTTCAGTATATCAGACGCTGCCCTGCCCGTCAGATGCTAGGTTGACATATCCACAGGCAGGCCAATCTTTTTGTAAATGCCGGGGTTGACAGGTTTTGGGTTGGGTTCTAAATTCGACTTACGCACTGAGGATTCGGTGCGGTTTAAGGAGACCAAAATGATCAAGATCACCAACGCCCTTCGCACTCAGTTCGCCCAAGCCGAAAAGCTTCTTTTGAACAGCGGCTGGACCAAAAGCCACAGTGTTTGCCATGACGGCGGCGCAACCGGCAATTTCGGCGTCTGCTTCATCAAAGATGGCAGCTCAATTTATCTGAACTACAAAACTGTCGGCACCATTCTCGAAATCATCGAAGCTTGATTAACGGGGGCTTCGGCCCCCACCCCCACCCATAGGAGACCTGACATGACCGAATTTCTCAAAAGCGCCGATACCCGCGAAACATCCACTGAGATCATCGAGGCGATCTGGACGGTTTCTGGTCGCAATGAGACCGTCGCGAACCGCATCTGGGACGCCCCTGAGAGCGGCGAGTTAGTTGCGATCTGGGAGATCGTCACAAAAAACGGCTTGATCGATGAATGCGCGTTCGTTTGGGGCGCATCCGGCAATCAATGGAATTACGCCCTTCAGAATTAATCCACAGGGGGCTCCGGCCCCCGCCTACCACCCCCACCCAAAGGAACTTACAATGACCCTCGCACACTACACCGCCCGCGCCAGAGCCCTCTCTATCGCAGAGCTGATCTATGCCCTGCGCGACCTGAAAGAGACTCTCCGCATCCACCGCGACCGGCCCCTGAGCGACCCCTATGTCGCCAAGCTATACGCGGAATTCGACGCCTACTCTGTCGAAGTTTATCGGCGAGAACGGCGCACCGCGTCCTGTGGATAACCCAGAAGGGGGCTTCGGCCCCCTTTTTCATGCCTGTTGACATGTCACCCTGACATGTCTAGAAATATGCCTATGCGCTGGATAGCGCACTGATTCAGGAGGCTCTTATGACCATTCGCACCGACATTCATCGCCCCTCGGCCATCAATCCCAGCGACTATGTTTTCGTCGCTATCAAATACGATGGCCCGTCCGATGCAGGCCGTGACGCTACGCTCGCCTCGCGCCAGATCATCCGCGAGCATCTTGCCTCCACCGGCGGTCGCTACAGCACCCACGAGCACGGTGGCACATGCCACATTTGCGGCGCGTCTGCTTTTTACCTCGCGGTGTTTTACCACCCTCAAACAAACACCTACATCTGCACCGGCGAGGACTGCGCGGAGAAAGTCGATTTCGCAACTGATGGTTTCAACATTTTCCGTCAAAAAGTGCGCGCGGCTGAAGGCTTCGCGACCGGCAAAGCACGGGCTCAAAAGATTCTGGATGAGCGCAACCTGTCCAACCTGTGGGCGCTTTACACGCAGCCGCACAGCGATGATTTTGGTTTTGAAGAGACCACACTGCGCGACATTGTCGGCAAGCTTGTCACCTACGGCTCGATCTCAGACAAGCAATGGGCATTCGCAGAGCGCCTCCTGACGGGCATTCCTGCAGCCCATGCAAAGCGCGCTGCAATCCTCGCAGAGCGGGCTGCAGACGCCGCACAGAGCCAGCATGTTGCTACTGTTGGCGAGCGGATCGAATTCACCGCAACTGTCACATTCGTTGCGACGTTCGAGAGCTCGTTTGGTTATG